TATATCGCGGAAAGAATCAACTTCCACAGTGACTTCTAGTTTGCCGCCCCCCTTACATTCTGGACATTCGCTAGAACGCTCCTGCAAGCCGACAACATAATTTCCTATTTTGCTCATAATAATAAGTCCTTTTCTTTGCTAGGACTAACAGGTAACATTTATTATGTATTGGGTCAATGGGTAAAATAAGAAATATTATGTTTAGAAAAACGGATTTAAATCCCGATTATAATCCGCTTTAAAAAAAACAAAAAAAACCCCCAACCTTGCAGTGCGAAACCTGACCAGATTGAGGGTTAGTCGAGAGTGGTAGAAAAGGACATCCCCATGCCCCTGATTAAAATTTACACTCTGTCTCGTGCGTAGTCAATATTAATCAAGGTTGGGGTGCTTCTCAGGAACAAATTACCTCCACATTATCCCCAACATTAACACAGCTTGATCTGCGAGATACTTCCATCGGCTATTTTTTTACGCTGCGACACGCTTCCATCATCGGTGATTGCCCACCGACTAGGGGGGTAGCTAACCCCCCATGTCTCTAAACTTTATGCTTTATCGTCTTTAAATAAAACATACATTTTTTTAAAAACTAACTTAGCTTCATCATCGTCCTTTGAGTAAGGGCGAAGAATATCAAGCGCCTCTTCAGGAACCTCTAAGTTGTTTAAATGTGATACATCAATTGTCATAACCACTCCTTTATGTGTCCTACAATTACCCATATAGTGTGGGAGTTTAATTAAGTCAAGGGTTAAGATAAATAAAATTATAATCCGAACAATCTTTTGAAAAATCCCTTTTTAGGTTCAGCTTTCATAGTCTCTAAGACGGCCATCCTTCTTGCCTCTTTGCTTACCTTCGGAGCTTCAACCAAAGCAATCCGGTTGTTTACTGATGAAACAGTGCGCCCCAATATGTCAGCAATAACCTTAACAGAACTCCCGTTCTTGCGCATATTAATCAAGTTATTGATTTCCTTAGTAGTCCAAGGTTTGTACGTTTTTTTATTCTTAGCCATCTATTCTCTCCTAAAACCAGCCGACAACAACGCCAACTATCCACAAAATCACGATCCCAGAAATCGTGCCGATAATAATCCAATCTTGCCAATTACCCCAGTTCATTACTCTTGCTCCTCAATGTTAAAGTGAACGCCATCATCTGTGAAGCTATCTGTCCTTACCCATATTGCAACCAATGTTAGCCCCCCAACATCTTTACTTAAAACTATTCCATTTAAAGCCCCTAACTTTGAAGTATTTTTGAACTTCACCCAAGGCCAATCCCCTTGATACTGTATTTCTTTTGGTATTGTAAGATTATCCATCATCAACTCCTTTTCGATCCTCAATCTCATCAAGTCCACGCTTCAAAGCACGCTTAATTCGCTTCGATCTGTCTGGCAAAATCATGGCCTCTAAACCCTCAAGAAGCCAGTTTAATTCAACCTCAGTAATCGACACCTGAACGGCAGGGATTAACTCACTAAGCCCCTTGTCCGTTGTGTATTGTAAATAGCTCATGCCGCTTCATCCTCTATATCAGCCCCTGCTTTGCACTCCTCACAGGCATCTCTACCCTCTTCTGTCTCACCTTCCTCAATAACAATGATGTTTCCACACATACAGAAGTGCCAATTTAAGATAACCACATCATTACTCATGCCATCTCTCCTTCAATACTTCTCTTTACAGCCTCAACCTGTTCGGGCGTCAACATCATCGCAATCTCTTCAGCCAGCTTTGTTGCTTGCTCAGATTTCGCCCGACTAGGCGCAATAATAGCAAGCTCACAAGCCATGTGAAAAGCCTCAACGGGACTTTTTAATTCAGTATTCATGACATTTCCCTCTCTAATAAAGCGTTATAGGTATTGTTCCATTTATCCATAAAGCCATTGTCACCATAATCAGAAACAGTTTCTTCTGGATCGTTGCCAAACAACACAACATAAGCCCAGCCAACATGATCGTTATTCGGCTGGCGAATGTAAATCTCGCTATCGTCAACGCTCTCAATCGCGTCTTTAATAGCCTTGTACGACTGAGAGTTGTTAACCTGAAATTCCTCGCCGTCATGAATTGAAATGTTGTGGCCCAAATCAAGCGCGTACTTGACCAAATGCAAATATGCTTTCTGTGTCATACTAAAACCCCATCCCAATCAGACGATACTGTAGCGTAACCTGATTTAATAAGACCACGAAGATAGCCACGTTGAAACGGGTTGTCAGGCGGGTCATAGTCAAAAGATGCGATAGCCTGATCTACGTCAAAGTTAGGCTCATCAACCTCACTTGTAGCCGCCTCACGGCCCCTATGATATTCTTGTAAATCATCCATCACACTTGCTCCTTTTTTGTGTATGCTTTGATTTTGAATTCACCAGATAACGACGGGCCAGTATCGTACAGAGACTGTTGAATGATGTCTCTAAGGTCAATAGTGGGATAGCCACGAGGGCTGGCGTAGTTGTTAGCTTCCGCTAAGTCTTTTTCATCGACAGTAAAAACGACAGTAATATCCATCATAATATCTATTCCTTTTCTACTAGATGTCCCAAGTAATACCACGCTGTATGCTCAAGTCAAGAGAAAAAGATAATAAAATTTATGTATTGATTTTAAACGATAATCTACGCCAACTTTTTTCACGCCAAAAGTTGGAGTAGTTGGTGTTGGTGTGGATAATGTAATTAAATCAACAACTTAACCTGTTTACGCCAACCACGCCAACTTTGCGTTTTGGTGTAAATTATTGTTTAAAATCAAACACTTATTTTACACCAACTACTCCACCCCCCTACAGGGGGGGTTATATAACCAACCCCCCTGATGTTAATTTGATCTCAGCAATATTGTTCCAGTGTGGGAAGTATTAGTTTTATATGGGCTTGATTAAAAGTATAGGTAAGGGTATCTTGGACATAACGTAAAGCAAGTTAGGTGAACATATGCCAAAGGTAGGAGAACAAATAGAAAAGGGTGGACGTAGGTTGCAACCGCAACAACAGAAATTTCTCGATAACTACATTCACAAAGATATGACCCAAACTGGAGCCGCAAGAGCCGCAGGGTACAAGTCCCCAAATGTTAGAGCCGTTCAACTCTTAAATAATCCAGTTGTAAAAGAACGCATGGAAGAAATGCGCAATGAGCTTGAAAGCAAGTACGGTGTCAATATAACCAAATCTGTGCGGGATATGCAAAGGCTTAGAGATGAAGCATGGCAGGCAGGGAACTTCGGAGCCGCAATTAAAGCCGAAGAATTACGCCTTAAAGTAACTGGTCTTATGGTAGCTCGTAGCCATGTAACCCACGAAAATGTTGAAACTCTCACACGGGATCAAATCGTGGAACAACTCCAAGAGTTCATGGATCGTGCTAAAGATCGCATGATTGACGTAACACCTGAGCAAAATCCCACAGAACCCGAACAAATCGACATAACATACGATAGCGGCGAAGCCGTCTCGTAGGTGAATTACTTGGAGAGGTCGGGCTAACAGAGCCGCACAGCCACAGAATCGGGCCTTACAGTTCGGGATCGGGATTAATCGGGGTCGGGGTAGGCAAATGAACTATCGGGCTTGTATCGGGCTTATATTCGCATATATCAAAACGAATATATTTGGGATTATTGGTATATTTCTTTTAAATTTTAGATAAGTTTTTTTATTTTTCTTATTGACAACCCAAGTTAAGTGGGATATTGTGGGATTAGTCTAGAAAAAAGGGAAAATAAAATGTTAGTTAATCCAATTAAAAGAGACTCGCGCTATACAATCCAAAAAGAATGGACTGGTAAAGATAAACCACAATTTGTTTTAAGGTTTTGTGACGAGTGGATTTGTTCATCAAGTTTTTATAGCAGCGTTTTAATTCGTGCAATCGGCCATAATGCAGAACGTCAAGGCGCATTGACCTTTGTGGAGGGAAAATAAAATGGAAACTGTAACTTACGAATTGCCTAATTTTTGGGCCACTGCATTATTCTATGATGATACTTCAAGTTTTGAATATGAAGATGAAAAACCATTTCAAGAGTTTTGTGAATATATGGTAAAAGAATATGGTACTTCTGAACCCGTAGATATGGAGGAGGAGGGCCATTTTAGCAAGTTTCACGACGCTCATCGTTTTGGCGTTCTTGCTTGCGATGTACACAAATATACTTTTATTGTGAACAACGGGAACCCAACTACTAGCGCGAACGTAACTTTGGCGCATACAATTGTGGAGGAAAAATCATGATTGATGTAAAGTTCGGAATATCATCTAACGGCAATGGTGGTTTAATTGAAGAGCCTAAATTTAAGGGCTTAGACGTTAGAGTTTTTGAGATATTAGATAACGATGTAGTCCAATTTAGATATTATAACGATTGGAATAATTACGGCAATCGGGCTAGGTCGTATGGCTGTAACGTAAAACCCAATCAATTGTCGGTTGGGTAGGGCATCGGGCCTAAGCAATCGGGATCGGGCCTGACCAATCGGTCGGGCCTATCGGGGTTCGGGATCGGGATCGGGATCGGGTCGGGATCGGGCTTTATATATATCCACAAAAATATCCACATATTTGTGATCACATATTTTAAAGTTTGTGATCACATATTTTAGTTTTTGTGATCACAAAATAAACGTGATCACAAAACAGATATTTGTGATCACAAAACTTGATTTCTCCCATAAAGTCCCAAAAACTCATTCTAAGCCGTTTTGAAGGGGTGGAAGGTGCGTTTGCTGGTATTAGTATATAAAAACCCTTTCCCCCTATTCAAAATAAGATAAGTTTTTTTACCTTTTTTACTTGTACATAAGAAATCTTATCGTTAAACTAACGGTACGTTAACGGCGCTAGGTGCGTCATATTTAGGAAAGTTACCAAATGACAAATTACATCATCACTCACAACGTAATTGAAATGGAGCAGTCACGCGATAGGACTGCATCAGAGAAAAAAGACTACCCGCATTATTTTGAATTATATGATGATGATCATATTCTATACGCTCGCGGCTATTCTAACGATAATGAGAGCGAAGGCTTATTTGAACCCCTTGATGAATGGGGCGCGGGTTACGGCTGCACAGATATTATGATCCGCGACAAGGCCACTAATAAAATGGTTTCGTGCTAATTGATATTATAGGGCAGGCCCTCGCGGCCTGCCTCAATAATACCAAACCCAAACCTAGCAAAAAAGGAAATACCAATGAAAATCACATCTTTAAAAAATGAAAACGGTGCGAGGGTTTATCACGTTATAGACTGTGGATGCATTCATGAATTCTGGACTTATAAAGAGGCTAAAAAATATGTGGCCTATTTCTCAAAGGAGCTAACAAAATGAAACAGCGAAACGCATATAATCAACTGAGCGACTATAAAACCATGTGGACTGAAACGGCCAATGGTGGGGCCGTTACATATCATAAAACCTGCATTGTAGAATGGTCTGAACATTCAATTACATTGCGTAGTGGAGGGTGGGAAACAGTAACGACAAAAAAGAAGCTTAACCAATCTTCGCACCAATTTGGTTTAGGGTTTGGCGTTTACCAAACCAAAGGCAATTGGTTTGTGGATTTGCCTAATGGGGAAACAGTTCCATTCATGGATAGAATTACATTCGCTAGGGCCTAAATAAATAAACAGAGACCGACGGAAAGCCCTCCTCAGTGGGGGCTTTTTGCTTTTCCAAGGTACCCTACCCAATCTGAGCAAATGTCATAAAATCGGGTTCTATGATGTCTGGCCCCCCCTTATATGTTTTGACTATCGGGTGATCGCCCTACACAGTGTTTCACTCAAACAATCACCTCAAAAAACCTTTTTACCCTCTATGGGTCCCATAAGGGAGTCGAAAAATTTTTTTCAAAAAATCCGTTGACGGCTCCCTTATCTTCCCATAACGTACCACTTAGAATGGAATATAAGGGAGAAATTATGGCTTCAAGTATTGATCTCACTGTAAGGCCAATTACAAGGCGGTCTGCGTTGCCGTTTATAATTGATAGGCATTATATGCACAGGGTTCCACCAATTAGCATGGCTTTTGGTTTGTTTGACAGCAAATGTATGATTGGCATAGTGACCTATGGCGTTAGTGCGTCTACCACGCTTAGGCGGGGTGTGTGCGGTGATGATCAGGCTAGTAATGTTTATGAATTAACACGTTTATGGACGGAAGATGATGCGCCTAAAAATGCTGCAAGTTTTCTTATAGCTCAGTCTCTGAGAATGGTAGACAAGGAAATCATCGTGACATTTGCTGAGATTGATGCGGGTCATGTTGGTACTATTTACCAAGCTGCAAATTTTTTTTACTGTGGATTATCTGCAAAGTTTAAGGACCCAAAGGTAAAGGGTTTAGAGCATAAGCACCATACTACTTACGCACATGGTATGAACATGCAGCAAGTACGAGATAAGTATGGTGCAGAAAATGTTTACTACGCGGATAGGCCACGCAAGCATCGTTATGTTTATATTAATGCTAAAAAGAAACGGCGCAAGGATTTGATGGGTCTTATAAAGTATGAGATACTTCCATATCCGAAGCAAGCGCAGGGAGTTACATATGTCTAGCAAGGGTTGGTGGGAAGATTTGGAGTTAATGCGTAGGTTGTATCGTTATGACGCGAAGAGTGGTTTTGTATATGCCTGTGATCGTTTACCAGAGGATTTTTATGATACTGGTAAGGGCAGTTCTTTTGTGAGTGCTGCGGGTTCTGCTTCTAAGTATAACAAGGATCGCAGCGGAAATTTAATTTTAAATAACCGAGTAAAGACTGAGCGTTCTACTTGTTATTATTTAAATG